CTTCTACGTGAAACAATCCTTTTCTATATTCTAAATATGAACGTTTATAAATATCCGGTAATAGGTCTATATACTTATCATTAACATTCATAATTTATGCTTTAATTTTATCAGCATTTGTGCTTTTTCTTCATCGTTTGTATCGGAAGTAATACCCTGATCTAAATAATATGCATAGAAAAAAGTTTCAGCCACGTAAATTCCTTCCCATCCATTTTTTAACATGGTTAAGTATAAATCCCAATCCTGAAATCTTTTAAGTCTCACGTCAAACATCGGGAAAGCTGTTCTACGAATCAACGACATCGTTGAAATATAATTATCCTGTTTTAATTTTTCAGCATCAAACGTTCCTGCTGAAACTATAAAATTCTTTTTTAATGGATGATAAGATGGATCAATAACTATCCCATAATATCCACTATATGCATACCCTTTGTTTGGACACCTATCAAGTTTCCATAACAACGTTTTAAGATAATTTTTTGGTAAAAGTATGTCATCATCACAAAAGAAAACAAACGGTTGAGAAGAACTTATGTAACCGTGATTTCTTTTTCTTGAAGCCATTACAGGGTTTTCATCGATTATTATTTCTTTAGGATTATTGGCTTTTATCAATGGAAGGGTAAAATTCTGAAAAAACTCTTGTCTTAATGAAGTCTGACCCACGGGCACGATTACCGAAATGGGTAATCCCTTACGATTCTTTATTTTGCTTATCATTTTCAAGTTTTACTTATTATTTTTAATACCGTGGATTGTTTCCTGGCTACATTATAAACAGCCAGTGCATCAGCTATCGCTTCATCTTTATACTTGATTCCACTCCATTTTACATCATATAATTTAGATATAGCACTTTTGATTTGTTGCTTGGTAGCGGATTTTTTACCTAACAATGCCTTTTTGGCATCTTGCTCAGAATACCATTCAATAGGAATATTCAAAGTAAAAGATAAAGTTTGTAAAATGGCTATTACCATTCCAATCATGGTAGCAGCCTGGGCATTCTGGCTTCCATGAGGAGCTTCACCCAAAATAAAATCAACGTTATATTTTTTTATTACTTCAACAATAGATTGACTTAATTCATCAATTTTCCGTACCCTGTCATCGCTTACACGAATACGTCTTTTCTTATGTTCTGGTTCCGTTTTCACGCAACCACAATCTATCACGTTTCCTTTTTTGTCCAATACTACCCATCCCCAAGCTGTCATACTTGGGTCGTTAGTAAGAATTGTGCCTTCAGATCCTGTTATCATCATTCTTTTTCGTTTCATCTTTTTTTCTTTTTACGACGGGATTTAAACTTATTTTCTACTTCTTCCCAAAGGTTTATCACTTCATTTCGTAATTCTTCTTCACGATTTTCTTTTTCCACCATTTGAATGGCTTTTTCCATAGAATTGTTTAATGTTTTTCCTCCCAGGGTATATGTATTACAATCAGTATAATCTTTTATGTACTGGAGATTTTGCCGGATGTCATCTATTCCATAATCAAACAATATTGTAACCGTGGCAGATCGAAAAGGAGCAGAAATAGAACTTTTATATACTATGATTTCTGTTTCTACTCCTATCGTTCTTTTTCGTTCTTTCCCGGCTATTTTCTTAGTAACGGTAAGTTTTGTTGGGTTAGAAAACTGTAATCTAAGACTGGAATAAAACCCGACAGCTTTACCCCCAGGAGCAATATCTTTCGGGCCAAAACCACTTATATTTTCCCGGATTTGGTTTGAACAAACCATAAGATAATTCTTATTTTTAATCAATCGACAGGTTTTACGCAATCCCTCGGAAAATTCCTTGGCTCTCCGACCCCCATAGGGATCACCTTCTTCTTTTTTCATTTCCATATCCGTGGACAATGCTGCTAAAGAATCTACGAAAATACCGTTTATGACTTCTTCGGATAAAGGTTTCCATTTTCGAACATTATCAAATACCTCTGTTACCGTGTCTGGACTATTATAATCTTCTTTTTCAATAGACAAACCAAACATTCGGGCAAAGGAAGTATTCAGTCTTGCTTCCGGATCTTCAAATCTTACACTACCTCCCTGGCGTTGCACGGCCCCGGCTATTTCTGAAAGCAAGACAGTTTTTCCACTTGAAGAAGGTCCAAAAACTTCTACAAATATTCCTCCCGGTAAACCTCCACCTCGTACACGATCCCCCGATATAGCAAGGTCTAACAAGGTACTCCCGGTACTAATCACGGTATTGAAATCACCCTCATACTCGTCTTCTTGTTGCCCTGGTTTTCGTTCCAATCGCTCCTTCATTTGTATGCTGATTGGTAGTGTTTTTGTATTGGTACGTTTCATTCTCCTATCCCTGATAATATTCTGGCAATTTGTTTTACCCTTAAACCTTTGTTACTTAATTCAAATTCAATAGCCTTTTTAAATCTACTAAAAGATGCCCGTGGATGTTTCCTTTTATGATCTATCCATTTACCATTTATTCGAGTTGTAACATCATCAATCAATGAATAAATATCCACTTCATTTTCTTTTAAATCATCCATCCAATCCTCTATAATTTGTTTAAAAATGTTTGATTTAGAGGTATTGAAAGCCATAGAATACAGAGTAATAAAATTATAAATATGTGGAGGAAGTTTTACCCCCACATACTTATGATCCTGGTCAGCACTTTCCAATCTCAAATATTTTGTTTTACTTCTTCTCATTTTCTGCCACACATTCACTCCATATATCACAGGTATCACACACATCATACTGCTCGGTATCTATACCGAACTTCAAACCATGAGGACAGGTCTTTTCAGATTTTTGAGATGAAGATGTTTTTTTATTGGATTTTTTTACCGGCTCATCCTCTTCCTCCTCTTCCTCGTCATCAAAATCGTCTTTCATGGGTTTTCGTGTAATTTTCCTTTTCTTTGAAGCTTTTACAGGAGTATCATCATCCTCTTCCTCCTCATCATCATCTTTTTTTGAACGGGTTGTAGGTTTATTCACCGTTTTCTTTTTCCTTACCGGCTCATCTTCTTCCTCCTCGTCATTGTCATCTTCCTCATAAAAATCATCATCCTTGACTGGGGCGGTAGTTTTCTTTTTCGATTTACGAGGACTTTCATCTTCCTCATCATCCATCCAATCCTCTAAATCATCGTCATTCGTATCACCGGATGTGCCTTCCAACAGTCGTGTTTCCAATTCTTCATAGGTTAATTGACGTAACATATCATCCAATGAAGGAACTTCATTAATAAAATCCGGGTCGTATTGCTCCTCCCTTATTTCAAAATCTATGCGACTTGCTTGTGGATACGGTTTGGCAGTGGTAAACGTTCCCGGTTCAAACCTTACCTTAACTTCATACCCTTCTTCCAAATCCGGGAAAATTTCCTTATCCGGGTTTTCTTTCAATTCCTTGGTAAGAAGGTCTTGAAACAGGTAATCAGAAATATCAAACACATGTAATGTTTCCTCATATTTACGGCTTCTTTTTGGAATAACCAAGTAAAGATTACGATATGAGGCATTATAAGCCTTGAGTTCATCATTACTGGCTCCCTCTCTTTTTCTTTTAGCCCTGAATTCACACACCGGGCATTTCTTTCCAAATGATTTTAAACAAACCACCATATCCTGATCCACTCCAATATTACGATGAATCATAAACGGTCTACGATACCATTGAGTGCCCTTCATAGCCGTGTTTGTTTCCGGATCACGATCCGGGTGACGAGAATCCGTTACCACGTAAGGAATAAAATCTAATCTCAAGATACATTCAGGTTCCGGGTTTAATAATTCTATATCACGTGGAATCTTCAGGTAAGAAACCACATTACTGTCTTTAGACGTTTTCTGGGCATTGGCCGTTACCTTGCCCCTGAAACTGCTTTTGCTCGTTTTCTTTGCCATTTTTCGTTTTTTTATTTGTTAAAGATTTATGAAATTTATTAGTAACATAATTATCTACTTCATGCATAGCACCTTTGGCTAAAATTCTGCCTATAACATATATTGTAATCATCATTGCAATAAACAACAATGCATGTTTTATAACAAAAATCCAAGTATCATTCATCATTACCAGTTTTTAAGTTATATTTCTTCTTCTTAATTTTTCAGATATCCCGGCATTAGTGGATTTATCCCGGTGTGATAATCTTTTTGATCTTTCAACTTTCAAGTTTCTCGCAACAGACGGGCCGGCAAAATAATTCTGACCGAATAAAACCACTAAATTTTCCAATGCAGCTTTACGCGTAAAACTAATCTCGTTTTTAGCAATAGCAGCCATATCCAATTCGTATTGTGCATTTATCAAATTTTCAACAGCTTCCTTGTACAAAGGATGTGTACGACAATAAGCATCCTTATCAGTATCAGTCGGTCGGTCTTTCTGCACCGTTCCCTGTGGATCACTATTTACTTTATTTATCAGTTCAGCTTTAGTTATTTTCAAAGTTTCCTCGGCCCGTAATAAATCCCGGTTAGCATCAGCCCAGTATTTTCCATAACGCATGGCCAGTTCTGCCTGTTCCAACCATTCTACATCTAATGCAGAATCGTCAATTTTCATGTCTTTTTCGTAGTTCATTTTTTATTTTGTTTTATAAATTTCATCGTAAAGATTTATTACTTTTTCCTCTAACCAAACCACATACTCATGATCTTTTGAATCTACCTTATCAGGAGCATAATGCCCCGTTTCCCTATGATAGATAGCTTTTAATTCTCTTTCAGACATATTTTACCTATTTTTAATTACACAGTAACAAGCATAAACCAATTGAGGAAAACCATTATCGTAAAAATTACCCATAAATTCCTCTAATATTAATCCACACACGGGTAAATCTTTATTCAATAACACGGATGATGCATATCCAAGAACTACCCTTCTAACTTTTTCTGGTTCCATTTCTTTTAACCCTGTTAATATAACCCGTACCTCTTTCCAAGAAGTTTTTGAATTTAATAAAGCCCGGCATAAATCGATAGCTTGTTTTTGTTCCCCACCACTTTGGCGTGCTGCCTGGAGTTGATTTTCCTCTGGTGATGCCAATACCTGTTCCAAGATTTGTATAGCATTTCTTGGCTTTCCCCCGGCCATTGCTATAATTTCCCCGTAAACTTCACCGGGTAATTTTTCACGACCTTCACGTTTTGTTATACTTTCTAACAATGAAAGCATATCTTCCTCGTTCAATGTTTTTACCTGGAATTGTGAACATCGTCCACGAATTGTCGGGAGAAGTTTTTGAGGTTCCGTGGTGCAAAGAATAAAGTAAACGTGTGATGGGGTATCTTCCAATATCTTCAACAAAGCATTTTGAGCATCCCCTGTCATTTTCTGACATTCATCCAGTACCCATACACGACACTCACTTTCAATGGGCCGGAATTGACTTCGATTAATAATTTCCCGGACAGTGTCTATCCCCCGTAAATCTGCAAAATTAATTTCCGTGTAATCCGAACTGGTTGTTTCACATCCTAACATCGTGGAAACAATCCTGGCAAATGTAGTCTTTCCACAACCAGTTTCCCCATGAAATAAAAATACATGAGGACAAGTTTCCCGATCTGCCAAAAACGACATTAAAGCTTCTTTGATTTCCCTGTTTCCCTTAACCCTTTGAAGCTTGGAAGGTCTATGTTTTTGATAAAGT